ACAGTTTAGTTTTCACTTATTTATGCTTCTACTAAAGTTGTAAGAAGATTAACTTCAAATTTAGGGTGGTCTTTTAACTACCCCTTCATTCCTATTTATAGTGTTAAGAATTCGTAATACGAATATGCAAAAGTAACATCAGCTGTAAGATATATAGCATCTGTTTCTTGTGCAGTATATGTTAATCCACTCAAATTTAATGGAAATGAATCATGCAAAGTAACTCTAACAACAGGATTATTTTTATTACTTAATATACTTATATGAATATCACTATATAAATTTCTATCACCTGTTAAATTAACATTATCCACCCTTGATTTTTTATTAAATTGATTATGATTTGACGGAGTCCCTATATTAACTATCCAATCAAAAATTTCTTGATAATTTGATAACTTTTCATCCACTATAAATGACATGGTAAAATCATCAAATGTCATAAGATCACCTACCATAGGTATATTAGCAAGGGATGTTGGTCTATCAAATCGACCTACACCTACTCCAGGCAAAGTTAAAGTAGTACAAAAATATTGTGACAAAGGAAAATTTCCCAATGTAACTAGAAATTGACTAGACTGTGCATAGTCAAATGTATCAGGTTGCCTTCTTAAAGAGTCTATTGTTGCCATATTACTATTTATACACTCAATTACACTTAATATAGATAAAAAAATACCCCGCCGAAGCGGGGTATTTGAAATAACACTTTATAGTTATTATAAGTGTGTTTTTTACATGATGTTAGCAACTTGAACTCGTCTGTAGTATGTGTTCAAATCTGTCGAACCTGGGTTAGTCAGATCAATTGCGCCTGTGCCACGACTTGTAGCGAACGGGTTAGCGACCATGCCGTAACGAGTCTTGAAGCCAATCTTCGGCTGGAAGGTGTTCTCACCAACGGCACGAACCATCTGCAATGGGACGTACGGACAGTAGAATACACCAGCGTCATAGGGCGATGTGCCTCTATATCCAACAACGTAGAACTTTGTAGCAAGACTGTTGTTTGAATAAGGATCGACATAGACCTTAAAACGACCATTAAGTGTACCAGCAAATGTATTGCCTGTGTCATCGACAGAAAGGTTATCAGACAGTCCACCGGACGTATCTAATAGACCAGCCATTGACAGAGCAGAAGCAACGTCAGAATCGCACAATATGATATTGCCCTTACCGCGGCGTGTATCAACTGCGATTGCATTGGCATCACGTTCGATTGCAAACATCAACCCTTTGAATTTCTCAACTGACCAGCGACCGTTAGAGTCTGTATCAAGATCGAAAATACCAGCAGTTGTCGTATTGTATGCACAACCAGCCTTGGCTGTTGTGTAAATGGTACGCACCACTTCACGGTTAATTTCTGCAAGAATTTCTGTTGACAGAATGTTAGCTAACTCTGTTTCAGCATCTAGACCGTGAACGGCTTTAAGATCCTGAGCAAGTTCCATTGTGTACTCAGCTTTGAGGGCACGTGAAACAGCTGTCACGGTTACCTTATCAATACTGAATGCCATCTCTGCGAAAGCGTTAGATGTCGCATCACCCAAAGCTTCACCTTGGGCTGTTGTCATACCAGTTGCAGTTACAACAGCACTCATATCATTGAGTACGTTGTCGCCTGTATGATCGACACCCTGTAGATCGCCTGCGGCATCTTCTGCCGAGAAATCTGTATCAGGCTGATTCATAAAGGCTTCTGTACCGGACTGGTTTGTATAACGTGATTTCATTGCAAAGATCAAGCCTGTGGGACCTGACATTGGCTGGACACCGCAAACATCATATGCAATTAAGTTAGGCATAGCACGCCTAATTAATGAAATGAGAATTGGATCCCAATTATCTACCGAACTCCCTGTTTGGTTTGTAGGGGCGGCCTCTTGTAAGAAAGCCCGATCTTCGGTCATGGACCGTTCTTGGTTTTCCAGGATAACTGAAGTTACAGCACGCTTATAAGAATCCTTGATCCCTGGGAGGTCAGGATGATCTAGGATTGGCTGCCATTTTTCCTGTAGTTGTTCCGATTGAAACATTTTGGATATCTCCTTTGTTTTACTTTGTTATTATTTATAAAAATCTTTATTTCTGCGCTCTTTTTTCAGCTTTTCCGATTGCAGACATATAAGCAGCCATCTGATTACTTAAATCACCGTGTTCGTCGTATACTGGTGCTGCCTCAGCTTCGTCATCCTTCGCAGAATGTCGTGGGAAATAACTTTCCTTAATCGTCTGAAGTTTCTGTGTATAATCATCAGAATCTTCATACTCGACATTTTCTGCTAGTCCAACAAATTTCTCAACTTCTGTATCAGCGAGATCAGAAGCCACATCTACTAGAATCTCATTCTTCTCTAGTTCTGAAACCTTTTGTGAAAGTTCAACATTCCTTTCGATCTGCTCGTTCAACTTGGCTTCCATTTCGTCGGCCTGTTTTGCAGCAGCATCAAGAACATCATACTTCTCATCAGGTACAGTAATATTATGCTCTTCAAAGAGACCTTTAAGAGCTGTAATGAAATTTTCTGAAATATCAGTTTTGAGTTTATGCTCAATAGCAACTTCATTGTCTTTCATCCATTCTTGCACAACGTAGTTCAAATAGGCATCAACCTTCTCTGAAATTTCTTCGTCATGTTTGACAATAGATTCTGTTAATTTTTCAGCATACTCATCTTCAATAGTTTCAATTTCATCACGGACTTTGGTCTTTACAGCGGCTTCAAAGATTGTTGCGGCTTTTTCTTTGAATTCGTCTGAAAGGTCATCTTCACCTTGCACTAAGGCTTCGACATCTTCCTTCACCGAAATCTTTTTAATCTTTTCTTCAATTTCCGCTTTTGCGGCTTCTAGTTCTGCAAGTTCTTTAGACTCTTTAGATTCATCAACTTCTTCCTCATCTTCATAGTCGCCACTAACGATTTTCTTAACTCGTTCATGGACGCCTTTAAGTTCAGTAGCTTTCATCTTTCCGAGACCTTCGACCATCTTACCTAGATCCTCAAGCATTTTTGCTTTGGTCATCCGAGCTTCCTCTAATTGTTCTCCGTCGTGGTCAATTTCATCACCGGCGGCAAGTTTCATTTTCTCACCAGGAGTTGCTTGTGCCGAATTTCCTTGTTTAACTTTAGATTCACTACCGGCAGGATTCGTAGGTTTGGCTTTCTTGACCTTATCACCAGCCTTATGTGAAGCAGATTCTTCTTCAGGAGTATCTGCACCAGCACCCCCCAAATCGTCTGCATCATTTTTAAGATCCGATGAATCGCCACCACCAACTTTCAAAGCTTTCGCCTTATCGGAAGCAGGTTTCATTTTTGCAACTCCACCAACTTCTTCAACTTCATCCAATTGAGAAATTTCTTCCTCCATTGCCTTAACTTCGTCCTCTGTAAGTTCAGCATCAAGAAGCTCTTCCAGTTCTTTGTTTAAGTCTTGTTCTGACATTTGGATTAAACTCCTATTTTAGTTTATTATTATTTATAAATTTTATAATTTTGAAAGGAAGTCTGCGAAAATCTTGGCCTGCTTTCTACCTAAGGCTTCAGATTTTTTATCCAAAGTCTTTTTATAATTGGCAATAACTACTTCCTTGACGATACCATTGTCCCAAACCCAATCTTTACCTTCCATAATGCCTTCAACAAATGCATTAGGTGCAGATGGATCCGCTACGATATCAGCAGCAGTAGCAAGATAAAAATCATTTCTTACATACTGTGCACCTTTCTTTGGTTCTAATGAACCCATACCTCTTGACGAAACTCCTAATTGAGCACCTTCATCAATAAGATTTTTTACAATTTTTCCGTAGGGAGTATCCATAATCTTTGCCTCTCCAATAAAATTCTTATCGTCGGGATACAATTCAGTAATCATATGTGAAACTCTTTCTAGATTAACTGTAGGACCATCTGGATGACCTAACTCTCCAAATGCTCTCTTTTTCTGAATGAAATTTTTGTTATACCTACTAACTTCTTTTTCAAGAATATTCATAGGATATATACGACCATTACGATTTTTTACATCAGCTTGAAGAAAGGTGCCACGAATCTTATAATTCTTTTCACCCTTCTCATCGGCCTCTGTAAGATATTCAATTTCTTCGATATGCTCGGATATGAGTTTCATTTTATTCTTCCTCTGGAACTTCCTCTTGCTTTTGTGCAAATATATTTCCTGCTAATTCTGTTTTTTTCAACTCTAATGCAGCTTGTTTTCTATTCTGCATAATTAAATCAAAACTAGCCTGCGCAGCGACATTATCACCTCCAGCAATTGCATTAACAACGGCTTTAAGTTCACTATCCTGAGTAGGCTCTGTTGTAACTTCTTCCATAACGTTTTTCTCCTCAACTATTTATAATTTGTTGTTGCTCTTCTTCATTATCAGCTGTCATTGTCATATAATCATCTTCTCCACCACCTGCCGTATCCTTTTCTTTATCAATTTGAGCATCGAGTTCTTGCATTTCTTTCTCAGATTGTCGCAATATGTTTCTACGCACCCATTCATGTGAATAATATTTACCGATATAATCTTGAATTCTATCCATATGATCCAATCTATCCCCAAGAATCTCTAGGTCTTTCAATTCTGAAAAATGATTATCTTCTAGAAAATCATAAGAAACATTTTCTTTAATATTTTCCCAATCTTCTGATGTGATAATACCCTTGAGTATTAATTGAGTTCTCAATATATCATGGAAAAGAGAAGCAAACTTTTTACGAAGCTTGCCTACAAATTTTGTGAATTTAACCTCATCTCTAGTAATCTCTGCTGATCGACCTAAATTAAAACCACTTTCAGCCTCCATTCTAGAAATAGGAACATTTAATGAACGATAAAGTTTATCTTGAAAATACTTGATATCTTCTAATTCGCCAAGATTCTGGCCACCGGGTAGTGTTGTTATTTCTGTACCCCTACCCCCTTCCCTCCGAGGTAACCAAAAATCTTCAAGCATCGACATTTTACTCCGATCATCTCTAATTTCACCTGAACTAGCATCGTAAACAAGTTTGTTTCGATACCGATTCATAATGTCTTTGAGATATTGTTCTGCCTTTTGCTTAGGTAAATTACCAACATCAATGTAAAATATTCTACGCTCAGGTGCCCGTGAAATGCGATAGATAACTATTGCATCTTCAATTTGTCTTAATTGATTTACAGGCTTGATTGCCTTATGTAGATGTGAATAAACTTGATTCGTTGTCGGTTCGTATTGACCTGATGTTATGTAAGAAATTGCATCTGGACTTATTTTTAGTCCAGTATGACCTTTACCGGTACCAGCACCAACAAATCCAGGATAAATTCCATCTTCATTATAAATGAAAAATTCTTCAACTTTTTTTATAACTTCTTCTTGACCTTTACCCTGTGTGCCTTTAGAGACTTCTCTAACTTTTCTGATATTTCTTGGATCAACATAACGGACTTCTACTATACCCTTTTTAGGATCATTAGTATCAACCATCTTATGGAAGTAAATTCGACCATCAACATACCACCGTTTAAAAATATCGTGAGCTTTATTATTCCAATGAAGTAACCTGACACAATGTTCAAATTCTGCATTAATCTTTTTCTTAATAGGATCAGATAATTTTACAAAATTTAAATTTAATGCTACGGAAGGTTCATCTTCACCAGAAATAATAGCCTCATTTACAATATCTTCAATTGCTTGATCCGCTTCAGGATGCTCAGCTGTTTGTCGGTATTTTTTGACTAGGTCAAAATCATTCTTCGGTGCTTGGTCTGCGCCAAAATATTGGCCAAAAAACCCACCAACACCACCAACGTCTAAGGAACCGTCATCGGGCGATGGAGGAACAAAACTAGTTGCTTTGTCCTTCCCCGCCCGATTAATCGTAAAACCAAATATTTCTGCCATAGTATAACTATTTATATCACTTACAACTTAACTATCGACTATCTGTGCGGGTTGCCGCCGACGGCTCCTCCGGCTATACCTAATTGTCCGGTTGAAGAACCAACAACTGTCATATAGTTAAATCGGAATGTAACACCAAACTCTAGAATGGTATTTTCCGTGTCGTGTGAATATTCAATAGCATCAACAGTAGTAGGCCAACAGTCCATTAGCCTATAAGTCCGTAATGTACCATCATTTCGGTCTTTTTGTTTAACTATAGCATCAGAATAATAACGTGAAGGTTGTTCCCCGATTTGAGACCGATTAGAAACTGCTCCTAAGTCTGACAAATGATTTTGCCATTCTTCAAAAGCGCCTCTCATAAGTTGGTCTCTATCAGAAACTACTGTGATTGCCCATGTATCAAATGTTCTATCACCAGCAACATAGATTTTTCTTCCTCGATAATTAACTTCAATTTCTGGCACTGTTAGTGCAGGAATAGAAGAAGCTTTACAGAGAAATCTGAACTCTTGAGGAAGAGTCACTGGCGCTCCAGTTATATTTACCTCAAATTGATTTGCTCGTGCACCACCTTCTTTTAGTGCGGCGATAAAATCGTTTACGTTTGCCATTCTTTATTTTCTCCTATCTATTAAGTAATAACTTCTGCAAACTCTACACCTGTGCGAGTAGCAATGAAAGTTAATGTAATGAAGTTAATCGAACGAGCAGGCTTGATATAGATATCAGCTCTAAATTCATTGGCATCTATAACTTGACCAGTGTTATTGGTTTCGTCACAAACAACCAAGAAATCTGTAATACCACGACGACCCTGTACATCTCTCAAGAAAGGCTCAACCATACCACGGAACTGCTCTCTTGTAAATTCATCATTGAATTCAAAAAGAACCGCTCTGGATGCTTTTTCAATTGCATCTTCAACAAAGTTGAATAGACGCCGAACATTAATACGGTTAAATGCACTGTTTCTTGCCAGAGCTGTCTTATCACCCCAAAGTACTGTTCCTTCACCTGGGAAGGTACATACTGGGTTGATACGATTGCGATATAAAATATCTCTCTGAGACTGTGTTGGATTATAGGCAAGCGATACTGCGCCTCTGATATTACCTCTATTCAGACCACCTGGACTCCACCAAGGATCATTAAGTAAATCAGCACTAGCAGCACAACCAGCGATATCACCGTTCAAAGGAATGAAACGATAAACATCGTTGTACTTGTCATAAGTTTTCTTATATCCACTATCTAGCACTGCATATGAGGAACTAGAAAAGTTCAGATAAAAGTTTTTGACGTTATTTGTTTGTGTATGTGAATTAGATACACCAACAACGTCCGACCTTTCAGGCGAAATAAAGACCACCAAGTCTTTACGTTTTTCAGCAAGGTCAATTAAGTTACCGGCATGAGTTGAATCACCTGGACCAGCCATCATTAGACTAACAGGAACTGTATCATCATCCATCAGGTCATAAGCAGATTTCTTTTCACCATTTGTTGGCGAATAGTCATCTGTACCACTGGTTAATGAAATTTCACTAGATGTATTGATATTTGTAAATGTTGTACCAGCTGCGGCTGAACCCCAGTTAGTACCGCCAGTGTTATGATCCATCCAATAGATGTATTCAGAACCACGATAAAGAACATCCACATAATAGTTGTCATCACCACTATCAGTTTTTGCATCAGATGCTTTTGAAACGTGTGACCATTTCTCAAGAATCGTGTTTGCTGTACCTGTCAGACCACCATCTTCATCTGTGATAAGGATGTGCATCTCATCGTCCACACCAGACACATTAGATACTGATGTTGAAGTACCAGGCGCACCGGCAAACTCATCATACCAACGCCATTTGCGTGTGATGTAAGAGTCATCAGCAAGAGCTGCTGCTAGACCCTTTGTAGAGAATACACCATGCTGTTTGATAGTTAATGTGTTAGTAGTTGTATTTACTGCTGTAACGAGATATTCCACACCTTCGTGACCTGTAACTGGTACTAGACCAGCAGCATCAGATGTAAAAGAAATAATATCGTTCGCTACGATAGCGTAGTTAGTTGCATCGGCATCGTCAACAACAATAGTTGTATCGGTTTCAGCGGCCGCTGCATCATTA